TTTAATGCCTGATTGTATGATCAATTTACAACAATTTTGACACGGAGATAAACTTAAGTATAGGGTGCTACCGTCTACTGCGTTACCGCTTTTTGCTGCTTTCAATATTGCGTTCATTTCTGCGTGGATAACTTCGTCTTTGGTAACATTGTTTTCTTCGCAACCGTTGTCCATTCCAGCAGGTGTGCCATTATACCCAAAACTTATTACGTTACCGTCCTTCACCAACACTGCACCTACTTTTGATCTGGTGCAATAAGATAAGGTTCCTATCTCTTTTGTGATGTTGATAAATGTCTTATCTAACTTCTGTTGTTTGTTCAAGTTATGCGTTTACCGTTTTATTTTAGTTGTAAGTCTTTTCTAATATCCTCTTTTACTTTCTCTAAATAGATAAGCCTTTTATTTTGCGAAACAAAAGGTACGCTCCAAAATTGTCTAGTCTTTGTTCTAAACCATCCAAATACAAATGAGTATACGCCCATCACCAATCTTAATTTAACTGAATTCAAATATAAAGTTAATACCGGTAATGCAGGTGCTCCGTGTGTTAGGTAGGTTCTTACTTTCTTATGTTTTAATAGCGGTTTTGGATATCCATACTTTTTTATAAACGGGATAAATTTGTACGCAAAGCCTGGTGTAAATATTTGATCGAAGAAGGCTTCTAAAGCAGGAGTAGTTCTAAACCACCACACCGGCGATATAAAATAAATTCTATCTGCCCACGTAATTAATTGTTTATATTTTTGAACTTTATCTTTCATAAATTCAAATGTTATATTGTCTTTATAAAGATCAATTACGCATATCTCTTCTTTGTTTGATTTTAAAGTTTCTTTCACAGTTTTCATGATACCATTGTAACAAAAACTTTTCTTATCTGGATGCGCTATTACTATTAAATTTTTCATATTCTAATTTCTATCTATCAATGCTTCTATTAGTACCCATCCAAAGAATAGCAGTCCAATTGGTAAATTAACTGAATAACCCAATGCGAATGCTAAACCTAATCCAACGATTGTTTTACATGCTTTTAATCCGTCTTTAATAAATCTCTTATACCAGTAGTCGTAATAATTTTTCATATCTGTCTTTTAATATTTTATAACCCGGTTGATCCGAATCCACCAGCTCCACGNTCTGTGTTTCTGTCTGGTAACTCTTCTAATACGTGTACGTCCATATAACTTACNGGAATCAAAATNAACTGCGTTAGCTTTTGTCCNGGTTTNATGGTCGTATGAGATCTTCCTACATTGATTANNTGNANATGAATTTCTCCTTCGTAGTCTTCGTCAACTACGCNAGCGCCTACNGATAAATTNTGTTTTGTCGCAACTCCTGATTTGTTAAATGCGATTAGTGCATAACCTGCTGGAACGTGCGCTCTAATNCCTGAAGGAATTAAAACTGATTCTCCTGTGTGTATAGTAGTTTCTTGAAAATCTTCTGGTACGTAGAAGTCTAAACCTGCTGAAAGGTTAGTTCCTCTACTTGGTGTTTTTACGTTTCTTGTCTTCTGAATGTTCATTCTGTGCATTGTTTTGAAAGTCATTTAGTGATGCAATGTATGCAACTAAATCTAAATAATTGTCTTCTTTGTAATTATAAGATGCTCTTGATAACTTTAGGGCCATCATACAATTGTACATGTCAACTGTTGTGATTTCCTTTCTTGATAATAGAGACGCAATCTTGGCAGCTTCTTGCATACCGTCTTGAAAAGGACCGTAAAGTCGCTCTTTTTCTTCGTTTCTTTCGAATACGATTTCGTTTGCTTTGAGTAGTATATTCATAGGATAAATATAAAAAATAAGGGGCTAATAGAAAAACTAATCTTTGTAGTACTTCTTAAAATCTTTGAAGTCTCCCCACTCGCGACTTGAATCGATGTCACTAGCTTTTAATGCAGCTTTTGGCATATTGCCGGCTACGTTCCAAAACCAATCTCCCTGCTGCCCATGAGTCTTTAGGAGTTCCCAACCTTTGGCATCGTAGGTTTGTATAGAATCGAAAGGAGTCTGTATCCTTGAAGCCTTTAAGAATGCTCTGTCGTGGGTGTAGAATTTTGCTCTACCAAGTTCTCCGTCCTGTATGTTTCTTGCAACGGCTACGGCATTAAATTTAGTTTTTGGTAAAGCGATCTGTAAACTGCGAGATAAAACTCCAGTAGAAAATACCGACCACATAGTTTCTATGTCTGTGTCTTTAAAGTTATCGTAAAATATTCTAACTGCGCCTGCTACTACTGATTCGTGCTTAAGTCCAAAAGGAAGATATTTTGCTCCCACTCTTTCAGCGAATTGTTTTGCCCAGATATTGGCAGTTGGCATTGCTGGAATTTTTACAAATAATGGAATTCCTCCATTTTCTATTGCAGATAATTGGTGATCCGATGCCTCTTTGGAAGCTGGCATAACCAAATATAATTTCTTGTTGTATCGCTTTGCTAAATGACAAAGAGAATACGGTGCGTAACCTGTTCTTGGCGCAACATAAACCATGGCGTCCTCTTTTACTTGCGATATAAAGAAATCGGCCATTTTGGCTTTGCTTCCAAATTGAAACTCGCCATCGTCGACTACATTAAATCCATCGTACTGTTTTACTTTAAATGTAAAATCGTGCTTGTAATCTTTAGTCATGTCAAGGTAGTACTCTAAGTTCCTACCGTTTGACATGTCTAAATTAGATTCATCTGTTGCTTTATTTAAAAACATTAATTAGTCTATTTTATTTTTTTTCTTTCTTCTGAAGTTGTTTGCTTAAGTTACTAATAGGAATTGGTGTTCCTACAGGGTAAGGAAATCCTTCTTTAGCTGCAGTTATAGATGTCATTCCTGATACTACTGGAACTGCTTTACGTAATGGAACCGCTGCTTCGTTAAGTGGTCCGTATACTTTTGCTAATACAATACCAGAAGCGGTTGTATCAAAGATAATACCAGGCATTGCGAACATATTACTTTCGCTTGTGCTTGGAGAATCTAGGTTTACAACAAACGAACGATTTACTGGTGGTAATAATTGCCACTCTTTAGTCGATGGATCGAATTGAGGTACTGAAGTTGCTGAATCGTAATACCAAAAGAAAGACCATACTGTTTTGTCTGTTCCGTCTGGAGTTTGTGGGTTTTCGCCTACATTGAATTTTCCGTAAGTTCCACTAACGCCTTCCATTAATAAATTTGAAAGAGATGGTCCTGTTAATACTGGACATATAGCACAACCTTCGTTATATTCTACGCCTTGAACCGTAATCTTTTTTCCAGTTGGAACTGCTGCTGATGCACCGCAAAATGCGAAAGCTCCTTGGTGAAGAGCCGCAGCTTTATCTAATTTAATTTCTTGATCCGCTTCATTTTGTGTGTTACAGCTGAATAGCACTGTTAGTAGACTGACTACTATGATTGACATTTTTTTCATGTTTTGTTTTTAATAATTATTTTGTTATTTCTGTGAGATATGGATATTGCTTTGGTTTCAAATGCACGGACTGCTTCATTTCTAATATATCTAGCATCTTAGTACCGTCTGCGTCTATCCACTCTGATGGCCATTGAATTACTTCTAATCCTGAATTGTTGATAATCTCGTTAGCTATTTCTCTTACTTGCATTCTCTCTTCTCTTGTACCAAAGAATGGTTGCTTTTTATATAAACCAGTTCCAGGAATTTTTCTTGATTCGTGTTCTACCGGTAGCAATTCAACTAACGTGCTTTCTTTAATTGTTTTGCAAACTCTACGTATCTGTTGAATAGATCTGCTGTAGCTTGTTGTGGATTCTCTTGTCTCATTAAATGGAAACGAAGATCGATGTTACCAAAATACAATGTAACTTCATCGAATCTGCTATTGATCTCTTCTACCGTTTCTCTTTTTAAGAATCCGTGTAAAGTTCTACCGGCAGTAAAATCCAAAGAGTGTCCAGGTTTCCACACTGATAAAGCATGAGAATCTCCAACAACGCCTTTTCTACTTACTAAACCGTGAGCCAAAAAAGTGTTGTACCAAGATATCGTATTTGTTTCTGGAAATGTGCCTTCAACTTTTAATCTTTGGTTGAATTTATTGAAGTCGAATATGCTGTTAGAGTATCTTAGCTCGCCTTTAAATTCGGCAATAGCTTTCATTTTTTCCGTGTGAAGTGGTTGAGGTCCACCTGGCACATTGAAAGAGCCTTCTACGAAATTGACTCCTTCACAAATATAAAGTAGATCGTAAGTGCCCCACGTTGATGGTGGAGGATTCACGTCTACAGTATCGTTAGCATTTTCGTCTTTCAACATTTTTGATTGTATAAGTCCGTACGCTCCGCCCTGTGAGTTGAACGTTGAACCTACATTTCCCATCATTGATACTAATCCAATTTTCATAACTATTGTTTTATTTTATTACATTCCCATACCCATCATTGGGTCTTGAGTTTTTTCTTCTTTGTCTTTCTTTTCGAATACTACAGATTCAGTAGTTAAAATAGTGCCTGCTACTGAAGCTGCGTTTCTAAGAGCTGTGATAACCACTTTCGTAGGATCAATAATACCGGCTTCTAAAGCGTTTACCATCTTGTGATTCTTTGCATCGTATACATCGCCTTCGTTAGGAAGCTTTGTGTACCAATCCTGAACTCCCGCATTTTCTAAGATTTTCTTGAATGGACTTTGAATCGCTTTCTGAACAATTCCGTAAGCAATAGCGTCGTGGATAGACTCTTCTGCATGGTGTTGAATAGAAGCTTGGAATAAAGCCGAACCTCCGCCTGGTACGATACCTTCTGCTAACGCTGCTTTGGTTGCGTATAATGCGTCTTCAACTCTGTCTTTCTTTTCTCTAATTTCGATATCTGAATTACCGCCAACGTTGATGATTGCAACTCCACCTACTAATTTGCCCAATCTCTCTTGTAGCTTCTCTTTCTCGTAGAACGAAGTAGACTTTTCGATTTGTTCTTTGATCTCTTCTGCTCTTGCTTCAATTACAGTTTCTGTGCCTTTACCATCTATGATAGTAGTTTCGTCTTTAGTTACCGTAACCAATCTAGCTCTACCTAAGAACTCGTTGATTTGAGCTCCAGTTAATTTATCTAATTTGTGACCTTTGTCTTTAGAAGCAACTGCGCCACCTGTTAGGATTGCAATATCTTCTAAGATCAGCGTTTTTCTCTCTGCGAAGTCTGGTGCTTTAACTGCACAAACTTGAACGATACCTCTCATCTTGTTTACAATTAAAGTAGCTAATGCTTCTTCTCCGATATCTTCTGCGATAATTAACAATGGCTTATTCTCTGAATTTGCTTTTGTTAAAACTTGCAATAACTCTTGTGCTGAAGAGATTCTACCGTCGTACAAGAAAATGTAAGGATCTTCTAATACAGCTTGCATCGTTGTGTTGTTGGTAACGAAATAAGGAGATTTGTAACCTCTATCAAATTGCATACCTTCAACAACTTCTAAACTAGTTTCTCCAGTTTTTGATTCTTCGATTGTAATTACTCCTTCGCGACCTACCTTTTCTACAGCAGATGCAATT